CATTATTAACTATATCATACATACCAGCAACACTATCACTTTTTCTAACACATGGTATAAGATGTCTAACAAGTGTGTTTGCATTCTTATCTGTTATTTTTAAATAATAAATTCTACCATGATAATATTCTGTTGCTGTTGTACCATTATATCGTGCAAACAAATAAATATGCCCTGTTGTTTGTGTAGTTAAATCTGATACACTTGCTTTTTGAACGCCATCATACAACACTTTATTATTCTCATTATTGTATATAACAGTATGTATATTATTGTTCCATGAAGATAACACAGTAGCATTTCCCTGCCTATCTGCTGTGTTAAAATAATCATTAGCATAAGAACATACATAATATCTATTATTATTTTCATTCCAACAACCCATTGTATGACAATTTGTTGATGGTTTTGTTGGTGTTTGGAATTTAATCTCTGATTGCGTTTTATATGGAGCATAGTTAGTATCTATATATTGTGTTCCATTACTTTCAAGATATTCTACTTCTTGATATTCATTTGGTAATGACGAAGCATCTTCAACAATACAATAGTCTCCTGTTTCCATATCTGTAATAGCATTCATTTCAGCAACACTTTCGACTTTATATGCCCCTGTGTGTTCTCCACCACCTGTTATACTATCAACAAAATTTGAATAATCATCTATTGTTTCATTTGTTATTTTATGTTGACTATCTGTTTTTGCATTTATAGAAGTTTTAAGTGCTGTTTTTGCGTTTTGAATACGTGTTATTTCACTTGCAATACTCATACTATATTCCTCCTAACAGACTTTCTACATCACCTAGCATTGTATTTATATATGTGACATCATAAACATTGCCTTGTGTTGTATTTGTGCTTGTTTTAACTGCTGATGTATCTAATTTACCACTTATATCTTGATGCTGTGTAATAACTGTTCCTAAATCTGCTTCTCCACTACTTGATACTGTTGAACCATTCATTTTTACACTTGTAATTGTTCCTGTGTTTGTTGTATATCCTGCATCATTTGTAAATGCACTAACATTTGTTGGTACTGTTGGTATTGCTGGTTTATCTGTTAAGTCATTATATGAACCACTAAAATCACTTTTTGAGTTCCATGTTGATTTTTCTGTATCTGATACAAGCCTATGTGTACTGTCATCACTTAAATCTGCTAGTTCATCTGGTATTGTTGGTTTATTACTTAAATCGTTATAACTTCCACTTGTTGCTACGGTTGATAAACTGCTTGTTTTAGTATAATTAGTTAAATTGTTTACTGTATTATCTATAAAACCACTATCATTTGTTAAATCGCTTGTTTTTGATGGAATAGAAGGCTTATTTGATAGGTCATTGTAGTTTCCACTAAAATCAGATTTATTGTTCCATAATTCTTTCTCACTAGCACTAACAAATTTATGTGTATTATTTGTATCATCTACTAAATCACTACTTAATTTATTATCACTTGTTATTTCTGTTTGTAGTCCATTTATTAAATCTCCTACTGGTATTTCTATTATGTTTCCATTTTGTAGTGTTAATATTATTTTTTTATTTATGCTATCATAACTACCATTAACTATCATTGATTCTATTGGTAAATCTACTGTCTGTGTATTAAGTATTTGATTATCACTGTTTTTTAAACTTATTGTAAGTATATAAGTAGTTGTATCAATACTCATTTCTATACTACTACCTGTTTCTGTTCCTAGCGTGTAATAAGTTAAATTATTTACTTCTTTTGTTATAAAGTCTGATACATCTGGTATTTCTGTTTTATCCGCTTTATTTGTTTGTAAACTTGTTATTGCTTGTTCTATTTGTTCTTTATCTGTTGGAGTAATTGGTTCTGTGTTTTCTGCATTATCCTTTAATGAACCTTCTGTTGTTGTAAAATATGCAGGTCTTGGATTATATCTTTTTATTTCTTCTTCGCTTTCTACTAAATAAGCGACTACACCTATTTCTATTTGTCCTTTTTCTTCTAATACTTCACTTGGGAAACTACACTCATTATTTATTATTAGTTGTTTATATGTTTTATCTTTTAATGTGAAATATGCTTCTTTTACATATTCATTTGTTATTTCTTCATCAAATTCAAATACACATTTACTAATATCTATTTCTCTTTCGTTTACTATTTCTTCTTTAATTATTTGTAATGTATGAGGGTTTACTATTATTTTCATTATTCTTCACCTCTCGTTCCTAAAAGGTCATCAACACTAGGTTCTTGTTCTTGTATTTCTTTTATTTTCTGTGTTGCTATTTCTTCTGTTTCTCCAAAGATTTTCTCTCTATATTCTACCTTGCCTAACAATCCAGCACTTACTTCACGCATTGCTCTATTACTTTCTGCTTCTTTATCTTCTACTATACTATCATCAAATTGTACTACCATATCTTCTGTATTTATGTTATATGTTCCAAATTGTGTTGAAGCATAACATATAGCTTTTACTAAATCAAATATAGAACTTTCATATCCTACTTCCAATTTTTTCTTACGTCTAAACAACTTACTATTACTTGATACTACTGCTGTTGCTGTTGACAAATTAGTTCCGTCAAAATGATAATGGTTTTCTCCAAAACCTACTCCATCACCTAGTATATTTAAGTTGGTATTTAGTGTATTTATTTGTTTATCTGTTCTTAAATCATCACTATCGCTTTGGATTAAATCATCTTTATTTGCTCCCTTTGGTAATTGATATACTGTTGTATCATTAGGATCAAATGTAAGTCTTTGTTCCCCACTATCATAATTCATTAATTCTGCTCTTACAAATGTTCTTCTTCTGCCATCATTTACTTCGTTTTTAAGTGCATCAAAGCATATATCTACTGCTTTTAAGTTGTCTATTGCATTTGCATAATGAGGTATTCCAAACGGACTATTCTTAAATAAGTTATTTGTAAGCAGTGGCTTAAATATACTAAACCATTTTGTATCTGACTTTGTGTCAAACTCTTTCATTGTTCCTTCTTGCTCTGTTATTTCTGTTAGGTTTCCATTTGAATCTTTAAATAAATGATTATATATTACATAATTGCCATTGTCTTTTAGTTTGTGTACTGATAATATAACATACTTTTGTCCTTTCATGTATTCTACACTACCAAATGCACATTCTGTTATACCTTTATTGTTCCAAGTAAGTGGATATATATCATCAACATCTACTACATCTACTCTTGTTTTTGCACCTGATACATCCAAATACATACCATCTTTGTTTTCTATTAAGTCATATACACTTGTTACTGTTGCTTCTGTTCCTAATGCTCCTGACTTTTCTATTACTTGGTTAATAAGTGTGTATAAATCTAATTCATTTACTAATTTATCAAATTCATCTTGTGATTTATCGTCTTTCATTGATATTTTACATTTTTCACTCCATAATATATCTGACCAATCTTCACTTATTTTTTTTGCCATATTCATAGTAAATCTTTTTTGCTTTATTTTTCTTTCACCATTATAAATAAAATAATTGTGAAATGATTTTACATTTCCTACATACCAACTCCACCATTGGTTTATATAAGTTTTTATTGCATCTTTAATATCTGGATTATATCCATAAGTTTTTGTTAAAAAGTCTTCTAGTTTCATCTACTAACCTCCTCTAATATCTGTCATTAATTTATCATAAAATGGAAACATGCTATATTCTGATGCGTCCAAATCATCTATTGGTGTACTACCATCATCAAGTCTCTCATCTTCGTGTTTTTCGTCCCATAGGGCTTGTGAATATGCTTCTATAAGGTATTTACATTTCTTTAATATAAAACGTCGCATTTGCCCAAATAAATGGCAATCTAGTTCTATTCTATCTACTATTCTACCTTTAATACAATCTTGTACTTGCAATGGTATAGCATGTTGTTGTAAATATCTATTCAAACCAAATGTAATTACTTGTCCTAAAGCCCCATAATCCGCAAAACAATGCGACACTTTTCCATAATCATTTACTACTCGCTTATAAAATTCAACAAACTTTTCATACATTTGTTCTGGGCTATGTAATCCTGTTAGTTTTTCTTCATCTATTGTCCATGCTTGTTTAAAATATGGTGTTATACCTGTTGCTTTGAATTCTGTTTCACCTTCTGTTGCTCCATAGTCTATTCCAATTGATATTATTAAAAAATTTATCTTATTTCCATTTTCATCAATTGCTTCATCTCTTATAAACAAACTTGGGTTATCTGCAAATTGTCTATATATAATTCCCTCTGCATTTTTCCATTGTCCTAATATCAATCTATCGTAATAAACTGTACCTGCATATTCTTTACAAAGATTATCCACAAATTCTTTTGGTAAAAATGGATTATCAAA